ACTTGCTCTGCTTTGTTAGCTTCTAATTCGCCATAAACAGTTGGGTCAAAGTCAACATAAATATCAGTTCCACGATATCCCCAATCCGAATGTAATTTTCTATTTAAGTTATCTCTAATACCAACCAACAAAGGAATCGCACAACGAACTGTTAATGCTTTCTCTCCTTCTCTTTGGTTATTGTAAGTCTTGTTATCAGCATCGTTTAATAATTGAGAAGGTACTCCGTAAATGTTACAAAGTGCTTTCATATCCCACTTCTCACTCTCAATGATATCTAATTCAACAGGACTCAATCCAATTTGTTTCCAATCAACTTTATAACCACTAACTGCAATTGAATTAAAGTTAGCAGAACCACCTTTTTCGCTTACTGCTCTCTTAAGTGCTTGTGCTTGTTGTGTTCCGCTAATAGGGTCAAATCTATCATCATTCATAAATAGAACTCCAGCTGGACCACCATTCTGGAAAGAAGCAACCGCCGCAGTCTTGGCTTCGTTTGAACGAGTCAAGTTTCTCGCAGCAGCCATCAATGGTGATTGACCATATAGTTGATTCCCAGTTGTATTCCATTGTAAGTTTATGTATTTATCTTGTAATATCTCTTGCTTAGTAAAGTTCCATAAAGGACCATAATTTAATTGGTAACCGCTAATCGTTGGAGGGAAATTTTGAATGTCCGCTAACACGTACATATATTGTGAAGGAAGCACGTACATTTCATACGGCTTACCATTATTGTTACCACCTTCAATCATCTTTGCGTAAACAAAAGAATTACCTGTAACTAATTTAAAAGTACACCAAGCCTCTACGAAATCACCAAATGTATCTTCTTCATTAGGATATTTTAATAACTCGTTTAATCGTGCATCTTTTGTATATAATTCAAACGCTTTCTTATGTAGCTTTTGAACATCCTTCCAGTTCTCAATCTTATCTGGTTGGCTCATTAACGCTTTGTATTTCTTTGCAGAAGTTTCATCCACTACTTTGTAAACGTGGAATGGAGCAAGTTTTGCTTTGTCCGCAATTAATTTAACGATTGAATAAACTATATCGTTTGCTGAATAACCATCATTTACGAAACTAATGTTATCGCCACCTTGCCAAGTAATTATTCCTTGTTGTATTGCAACTTGTCCGTTAAAAGGAATTTGTGGTAGTACAGTAGATAGTTTTTGTCTTTTACCAAAAAAGTCAAGTAATCCCATTATATATGAATTTTAACAAAGTTAGACAATTTATCCTAAAATACCGACACCTCAAATTTTAGCTTGGTTAAATGTGTAAACACGGCATACCTACAAGCATCCATCAAGTCATCATTTGCCTTTACAGGTTCTTCTATTACGTTATCGTTTTTATCCTTTTTCCATTTGTAAGACATAAACTCCCTTCTTAGGTTTTTGCTATTGTAGTGCAAGTTTATTGGATAAGACTTCATCTTTACAATTCCCGCCCATACATCCTTTTGTGCTGGTTTAATGTTAAACCCTTGTCGGTAAAGTTCCTCAATAGACTTAGGCTCGGCTGCATCCGCATAGATTGTTGCTCGTTCTGGTAGCTTTTCCTTAATCAATCTTGATAGGTCGCTAAGAGTAAGTCCACTTTGATAAACTATTTCCTCAAAGTAGTTTTGTCCTTCATAGTGAGTAACCTTGATAAGTGCAGCTGGATGGACATAACCAAAGTCTAAACCATAGAATACATCCCCATCAGGTGCTTCATCGTATTGCTTCCATTGAGTGTATATGATTTCCTTTGCAGAGCCTCGTTCTCCTAAGCCGTAAACCTTCCACATAAAGTCATCTGGCAAATCCTTGTATTGCTCAATGTTTCTTATTTGACTATCACTAAGATTAGTGATATTGTTTAGGTAGGTAGAATGGATGCGCTTGTTCTTTGGGTTATCAGCTACCTCGTAAACCCAAGAGATAAAGTCGGCTGGATTCCAGTCTAAGAATGATTGTCCAGTTGTACGAATCAAAAGCTGGTCAAACAAAGCCTTACTAATAAGGTTTGCCTCGTTTACAAATAGAATATCCCTTGCTGGTCCTTTTGCTTTGTCTGGGTCTTCTAATCCGAATAACTCTATGTAAGAGCCGTTTTTAAAGGTATAAATGAAATCGGTATATCGGAAATCCTTTTCATCCCAAATATTCCATTGCTCAAGTATGTTTTTGAAATCCCTATAAACTCCACGCTTGATATGTGGTAATGAATGAGAAACGCACGAAATCCTTGTATTAGGTTTGCTTAAAGCTATGTGAATTAGCAACTGAACTACTGAATAGCTTTTACTTGATCTTGACCCACCTTCATTGCATATTATCGGATAACCTTCCTCGTATGCCTTTTTATTGGCATAAAATACAGGTGTAGCCTTAATCTTTAATTGGTTGACAATCTGCATCTGGTTCTATGGTTATTTGCACATTACCCTTTATGTCAGCGGTTATGTCGGTTGTTTGCTTAGGTTTACCTTCTAATCTATCGACTACTGCTTCGTATGCTCTTTGGTCTCCTCTTAATGCTTTACTAATCATTTGCATATCCATCAATTCAAGAACTGTGAAATCTTCATCTTCGCCTGTAATTGGGTTGCGTTTCTTTTGTACTAATTCAAGTAATCTAAGTAAACGAGTCTTTGAGTTTTGAACTCCTTTAGGTCTACCATTTGGGTTACCAGATTGCCCTTTTTCAAAGTGTACTAAGTTATCTATTCCAGCCATTGTATTTCCATTGTTTTTACAAAGATAAGCCACAATTAGGGCAAACCTTTCCTTTTTTAGTATTGTCTATTGCTTTTGGTTCATCATTACTTGGTACTAAGAAGTCAACATTAACACCCCAATCGCTTAAATCTCCAAGTTCCCAATTATCATTTGCTAACATATCCATATCCCACATTCCATAGTGAGTGTTATCAATAACCAGTAACTTTTGCTTTTCTCTTTCGGTTAAGTTAGGCATTTTAATCACAGGCACATCTTGGATGCCTAATTCTAAACAAGCACGATACCTTTGGTTGCCTCCTAAGATTATATTGTTTTCATCTATTATTAAAGGCTTTGCCTCAAGTAACTTTTGGTCTTCTTGAATAGACTTTACCAACTTAGCAAAGTCATTAGCATCAATCTTTCTTGGATTGTTTGGGTTTGGTTTGATTTCGTTGATGTTCATTATCTACCTTGATTTTTATATGGTTTAAATGGTTTGTCTTTAGGACCAGATGTCTTTTTGTACTTTCCTGTCTTTCTTTTACCAAATGTTACTTTGTTTCCGTTGCTAACTTTCGCCATATTTATTTATTAAATCTGCCATATAATCAAATGCCTCCTCCTTAGTTTCTCCAAAAATATAATGCGTAGTGCCATCTATCACAAAAGAATAGCAAGAATATCCAGCTATTATTTCCTCTTTGCACGTTGCGTATATGCTACTTATATCTTTCAATTAGTTCTATTAATTCTGCTCTTTGCCATTTTTTAAGCCTATTATTAACCGCCTCAAACTCTAACTCTTTAACCGCTTTTTCTCCAATCCTTTCTACAAGTCCAATTCGGTACATTGCTTGGTTGCCGTGCTTATACATATTGCATCCAGCACATTGCAAATGGATATTCCATTCGTTGAACCTTAAAGCTGAATAACCTTTAACAGTAAAGTAGTGTCCAGCTTGATTACCATTGTAGCTTCCGCAACTAATACAAGGTAAACCTTCATCTCGTTTCCTTATGTACGCATTAACTACCTTTTGGGTCTTTTCTAACAACTTGGGTAAAGGTATCAATGGCATATAGCAAAATTAGGGTTACTTTTTCAATCTAACAACACAAAGTCGGTTGTTATGCTTGTATCGTTTCTTGTTAATTGGGTTCATATAGGTCATAATCGTTTTGTAATCAGTATGTAAGAACCTTGTTGCCTTTGCTATTGACCTAAAGCAAATCTCCTCTTTTGTATCTAAGTAAATCAATCTTACTTCAATGTTGTTGTCTAATCCTGTCATCGGTTTATAAGTTTATAGTATAAAGTTTTTAATAATTCCCAAGCTATTATTGTTATAATTATTTTAATCATTATAGCTGGTTTTGTAAGTGTAAGTACAAAGAATATCTTTTGCACTCGTTTTTTATAAATAATTCATCCGTTAATCTTTCAATTTCTTGATCTGTTTTGGCATTGACCTTGTAATAAGCAATAACTTTAGCCTTTATCTTTTCAGCTACCTCCTTTGACAAATTAGTTGTGTTTAAATCTTTACGCTTCCAGAGAATGTCAAAAGCCATAATGTTTAGCAATTTCCAATCTTTTTTAGTTGACTTCTCCCAATTTTGGTACAATGCCTCAATTATTTCATCATCATTGATTTTTGGTATCTCAATTGCTGGTGGTTCTACATAGGTCTTTTGTCTTACTTGTAAAGCTATCGGCTTATAAG